CACCTTGTCATCCGCAATCTTTGACGGGTCGAACCTCCTGAGCTGCAGGTTCATCTACTATAAAGGGGATTTTGACTGTTAAAAAAATACGCGCAACCATTAGTAATGTCATCAGCTGGGTGGCTTAAAATAGCGGCTGAGGGCGTACAGGATGTATATATCAATGGTACTCCTGATATATCTTACTTTACAACACTCTACAAGTCTCACTCGTCTTTCCTCCTTAACACGTTCGAGGTGCCGTTTAACAATCCACCACTCTCGTCCGGTGGCAACGCAATTTGCAGAATCCCTTACAAAGGCGATTTTTTGCGTGGATTGTCCCTGAAAGTGAATCTCCCTTCGGTGTATACCCCTGGACCGGGATGGGTAAAATCTCTTCGATACTCGCCTAGTATTCAGTTCAACTTTACAGATGGATCAAATGTCATTATCAGCGCGCAACAGACACTTTCCAATATCTTTGCAACTTACAATGAAATCTCCAATGTCGCCATGGCTCTAACGAACATCCAGGGTTCCTTGAATAGTGAAATGTTCATATATGGAACCCCTTACAATGGCCTGGTGAGGACATCTAACGTTATTGACACTGAATATATTGTATCAAACCTGATTACCCAGCAATATGTAGAGCCTGTCACTTCCGTCACTCACATCAATTTTGCAAACTGTATAGCCAATGCGACAACAACTAACATTACCAACGCTCTTCTCTCTCCGGTGACCTCTATGTATGTCACTCCAGTTGCAGGAATGAACGTGTTTAACACTGGGTATACAGGAGCAGTCAATGTAGTGGCTGTCAACTCGTATGGAGGTGGCATATTTGATACGTATGTAGACATTACATCGCAGCAGCCAACTTCTTTCAATCAGACTGTTTACTATTCCAATATAACAACTACTTATTCCACCAATCCAGTGACCGATCTGGTTTTTACTTATACTGGTAATGTCGAGACTCTGAGTGATGGTATGCTCGTGTACAACACTGGACTGTCCGGAACCGTCACTGCAAATATCTTCAATTCGACAACTGGAAAACTCAACTTTACGTCTCAGCCTCCAACCTCTTTTATTTCTAATACTCTATCCTTTGCAACTTATTCGAACGTCTCGACAGAAGACATTACACAGACTCAGTTTACAGTCACTTCATCACCAGAATTCATCCCCAACTCCATATTCCCAGGCATGAACATCTATTTCGTGTCGACTGGTTTTGACGTGACATCAACCCCCAATGTAGCGAGTGTGAGTGGATCTGTTGTATCTGCTAATATCATCTCACAGCAGCCTCGTAGCGAAAGCGGTACTATGTTTATATCTAATATTCAGGCTACTACCAATGTAGCTAATGTTTCCACCACTCTCCTTGAGTTTGCCGATGGTCCATATGGAGGTCTTACTTACGGAAACATTTACGGTCTTCCATTCACAGCCAACGTCGCCACCGTGTTCCCGTCTGCAATTTCTGTCAATATATCGAGTCGCCAACCATTCTCAATCACCAATCCAGTAAATGTATTCTTCTCAACAACAACATCTAATTTATCGACTGTCAATATCACCACATCTAATATCGGATTCTTCAGTCCTAGTGGAACTGCCCTTGTAGGTGATGTGCTTACATTTTCAGGTGGGTTGGGATTTGGTACAGCAACTGTTACGAGTAACACAAACTACCCTTCAGAAGTGACTGTCAGCATCGCATCTCAGCAACCCAAGAGTTTTTCGAATCTGAGTGTAACCTACACCGGTGGTAAAACTGCAACCGTATCTACTCTCAACGTCTCGAGACTTCAAATGCTTGTGTCCAACCTGGTAGGACCCGACCCGAGCTCAGTTCTTTACACAAACATCTATGGAACTACAAATCTTGGTGGCCACATCCTTCCATACTGGGGCTCAGTTCAGAATGTCATATCATATACCGCCCCCAACCTGATTCTGAGTTTTCCTCCCCAACAGCCAGTCTCATTCACAAATAACTATACTGTGTACGCCTTCACTTCAGCAAGACTAGTAACTGCAAACATCACCACCTCCGTCTACACCTATACACCAGTATCTGGTAATGTACTTGCATCTGTTGGGCAATATGTCAGTAATATCCTGACCCCAAGTCAAGATTATATCACCTCAGTTAATGCAACCTCACTCGTTGTGACCTTCCCTCCAAGACAACCATTTGTCAAGAATAACTTTCTTTCTTACATCTCACCATATTCAAATATATCATATATAACAACTCCTATTACTTCAGCTAAGTTCAATCTTTCGAATACATTTGGAGTCATTAGTCCGGATTTTAACATGAATGGTGTGATCGGCTTGGTCACACCGTCTAATGTCACCGCAACCACCATGATTGGTAATTTCGAGTCCCAACAACCATTCAGCTTTACAAATACCATTGTCACTTTCCAGACATATCCCGCTATAGTAACAACCAACACCATCTCGAATACTCTCGTGACTGTCAATTCTGGGGGGTTGGTCACGGGTGCAACACCAAATTACACTATGTTACTTACTAGTAATAGTGCAATCGTTGGTACACTCTCAAATGTAGTGACTATAAACGTAAGTGCTCGATCAGCTACCCTTACATTTCCTTCAGCAATCCAGCCAATATCACTCTCTAATTCAGTATATGTAGGATACTCAGCTCAGGCAACTACAAATCTCGTGACTTCATCAAACGTGACTATTAGTGGAGTACTGGGAACTGATGCAACGATTCAACTCGGGGCAAATGTCCTCGGAATGGGATACACTGGAGTTGCAACTGTGGCTCAGATCATATCAGCAAATACATCTCTAAGGTTGACACTCAGCACCCCCCAACAACCGGCATCATACAGTAATCTCATGTTCTTCTCACCTTCTCAAGCTGATTTCACCTCGCCATCAAGCATCCCATGGCTTACTTTCCCAAAGCTTACAGCGCAGAACGTGGCCGTCTTCTATAACCAGACTACTCAAAAATGGAACTTCCAATCTTTCAGCAAGCCGATAGCAAATCTCGCATTCACGAGTTATGATAATATGGTGTTTTGGGGGTTTGATCCACGCAACAGGGCATAAAATCTCTGTATATGAAAGGATGCCGACTCTAGTAGATGGGAGTCTGTTGGTCGCAGGTGACCTGTTTATATACGGTAATATCGCGCCACCACCCACGGCTGGTGGCATCTTGCCACTCATTACAGTCATGAACATCATCAGTAATGTGAATGTGTTTGGGACGCTTGTGGCTCAGAATGATGTGGTTGGGTTTTCGGCGCTTTGTGATGGGAGATTCAAGTCGAATGTTTTGCCACTTGAAAACTCTCTTGATGTTATACGTGCTCTTAAGCCAGTATCGTTCACATGGGCTGACAAGCTTCCAATTGCCAAGCCAGGAAAGGCTGGTTCGAGAGATATTGGTCTCATTGCCCAAGAAGTGGAAGTGATTGAGCCCTTGGCTGTGAGTAACACATTAGATTTCAAGACAGTGGATTGGGTGAGACTTGTACCTCACCTTATTCAGACTATACAGGTGCTTGATCAGCGCATTTGCGAATTAGAAAATGTCAGTAAGAAGTAGATATGGTGTTGCCCGCCCCACCACCGTCAGTTGGTAATTCCATCACCGCCGGAGCAATTCTGGCAGAGTACGGAATCAACCCACCATTCGACTTGGAGGATCTCTATGGAGTCCGGCCACAGATCCAATCCTCTGGCCAGATTGCACTGTCAAACTTTTACGGTGTCAACTCGTTTTCGATTTTCATCCCGTACAACGTAAATGGCAGTCAGCTCGTTGAAGCCAACTTTACTATGCTTCAGGCGGGATTCAGTGCTGGGAACGTGTTCAGTAACTCATCTGTGTATATCGACTCTGTTGCGAATCGCATGATTGACTCGGCTGAACTCTATGTCGGTGGTCAACTCATCGAACGAATCACGGGTGAGTATATACAGATTGAAGAGGAGCTGACTATCCCATACGAGAATCAGTCGGCACTCAACGTCCTCATAGGTAAGTCGGATACTACAGTAGGTGTCAATCCAAGAACATACGTTGCAAATATACCATTCTACTTTTACAATAAACCCGAGTTATCTCTGCCGATGGTGGCTCTGGGGAGACAGGATGTAGAGCTTCATGTCAACTTCAGACCTCTGACTGAGTTACAGAGTACCATTACCCAACTCCCCACATTATACGATGCAACCATTCTAGCTGATTTAGCATTTATTTCGCAAGAGGAGATGAAATTTTTCAAAGAAAAGAGGCTCGACTATACCATCAGCCAACTTCAGAGATCATCCTCAGTCATCCTGGCCAACTCCTCCGAGGCTCTCTATCAAACCTATTTCGTCAATCCAGTCTCTGAACTATACTTTCTGGTGCACACTGGCACATTCCAGTACTCGAACGCGATCAATCAGATTCAGCTCTACTACAACGGACAATTGGCTTTCGATGATGATTCCACTGTTCTCCAGGTGATCGAGCCACTCTACAAGCACACCAGTGCCCCATCAAGTAATGTCTACGTCAAGAGCTTTGCACTCAACCCAGAGATGGGTGACCCGAGTACCTTTGTAAACATGTCCCGTATCCGCCAACAGATTTATAATGTCAAGTTTGACCCCTCACCCTCACAGAGAAACTTTGTCATTTACGCCAAAAACTATAATATATTGCGGGTGGAGAATGGGTTGGCGGGCCTGTTGTTCAACAGCTCAAAGTAAAATGGGGTAACATATCAGGATGTCTCTTAGAGACTTTTTGGACTCCAACGAGGCTACACACTCATACTTTCTGAACAAGTATGATGGTACTACCAGGTTCCAGGTTCAGACGCTCGAAGTGGATACAGATTCAGACACTCGATTTGGTGGGACGTCATGGACAGTTCTTCCTCACAGAGGAGATGTCATCTCACGAATCATCCTGAAGGTGGAATTTGATGAAACAAACTTGTCTTTCATCCAGTCAGCTGGTACATATATGATTGATCATATCGAGCTCTACTGTGGTAGACAGCTCATAGAGCGTTTGTATGGTGAGTATATTGAACTTCTAAATGACCTGACTGTTCCGGAGGGGAAGCAGCCGTCACTCGGGACAATCCACGGCAAGGGTGTGTTTGCGAGGAGTCCATTGTCATTCTATGTGGTGGTTCCATTCTCTCTCGTTAAAAGAGGTTTGCCTCTGGCGGCTCTGAAGGAGGATACGGTGATTCAGATTAAGATTCAGTACAAGGATAGTTTCACGTTTGCTGTTCAAGCCAATGATGCAGGTAACTTTATAGTGCCTTACGAGCGTCGGGCACCCATCAAACAAAAGTTTCTCGTAGATTATGTCTATCTCTCGGATGACGAGGCTAAAGTCATGCAGACCAAACCTCTAGAGTATATCATCGAGCAGGTTCAGTTTTTTCAAGGCACCATCCCAGCCATGACATCCAACATCTCATTCAACCTGAATTTTACCAATCCAGTCAAGGATATGTTCTTTTTGATCCAAGACTCGAATGCCACGCCATACTCGTATTCGAGTAATCTGCAGAATTTGAGTCTTGTGCTCAATGGTCAGAGTGTGATATCAGCTGACATAGGCGTTCCGCTGTACCTCCACAACGTCCAGACTATGGACTACTATACAAGAACCCCCAGTCACAACTTTTTCGTGTATTCATTCTGTCTCGATCCTGAGAATGATGACCCTACAGGTCACCTCAACTTTGGCCGTATAGCCCGCCAGACAATAAATATTAACACTCTATCAGCCTCCGCCGACAGCTACTTCAGAGTGTATGCTCGCTCATACAACATATTCAAGATTGAGAATGGTAAAGGCTTGATGATGTTTAACAACAATCTACGTTAGACTGGTTCATCGTCAACATCATATGATTCTGGATATATCTTTTTGAACTCTGAATACAAGAGTTTGTATGGATTCGACGGTATATCATCCACAAATGATAATATGAAATATGTCAATGGAGAATCAAAGTCTTCTTGACTATGCTTTACAAACAAGCATCCCGAGATTCGATATTTTTTATATTCAGGTTGAATAGATTCCAAGTTTGTATCACGGAATGTTTTGCAGATAGTAATTGCCTGATGTCCAAATCCTAGATATACATTTGAGACTTGTATACCCGATGGTTCTAAAATTAATTGTGGAACAATAACGCCCATTACTTATTCTCTAGAATAAATACACGTTTCTCAAGCTCTTCACGCTTCTGCACCTCCTCTTGCAGAGCCTTGATGAGAAGAGGAATCATACGCTCGTACTTCAACATAAAGTATTCCTCATTACCCGGAACTCTCTGAACAGCCTCGGGGCAGACACTTCGCACCTCCTGTGCACTCATACCAACCATGCGCTGATAGCACCCACGAAGGCCAATCTTACGAGCAAGATCGTTAAAGTAATATGTAAAAGTCTTGAGTGGTAGGATTTTTGCAAGACCATCCGTTAGAGGTCTTTGATCAACCTTTAATCTATCATCAGAAATAGATCCAAAGGCGATAATGTCACCGACGGATGTGAGTGTAGTTCCATTAAATCTCAGTTTTGTGTTGTCAGCTATTGCTGCAGCTGGAGCAGCTGCACCAGTGTAAAGTACAGCATTGGTCGATGCGAATGTTGGTACTGCACCCTGTGGACCCTGTGTACCCTGTGCACCCTGTGGACCCTGTGTACCCTGTGTACCCTGCGGGCCCTGTGCACCCTGTGTACCCTGCGGTCCCTGTGCACCCTGCGGTCCCTGTGCACCCTGCGGTCCCTGTGCACCCTGCGGTCCCTGTGCACCCTGAGCTCCTTGCTGCCCAGTAAGTTCTACTCTCCAAGTCCCTGTTGTATTAATTGTGAAACTCCGGTAATAGACTGTGATAGTAAATGCTGTACCACCAGTGATGAGAGTAATAAGACCTTCGAAATATGTTGCCGGGGTTCCAGATAATGAAACGCGAATGTTTTGTCCAACGGTAAATGCGGAATTTGGTGCAGATGTTACCGTGATAACATTTGACGAATTAACTACTGGAAAAAATGATATAGATGCAGCAGTTGTGTATGGTCCGAAGCCTACTCCAGTAGGACCTGTTGTTCCCTGTGGTCCAGTCAGACCGGTTGGACCTGTGAATCCGGTGGGGCCTGTAGGGCCTGTGAAGCCTGTAGGGCCTGTGATGCCGGTGGGTCCGGTGATACCTGTCGGACCAGTAAAGCCGGTGGGGCCTGTGGGG